TCGTTTGACAATGTGTTATCAAATGCACCTGGGGCAACTTCTTCATAAGCGCCTGGGAACAACTCCGTTTCTGAATTGAATACAGAAAAATAACCCTCAATCACCTTTTCATCAGATTCTTCTAATGAACGTGTTTGAAGGTCTACACTTACACTTCTGATATGTTTGTCATTCGTCCTTATTGTTCTCACCCCCTTTCAATTTCCCTTGCTGGTCAATCATATCTAATGGAATATAGTTTTCTAGTATCGTTAACTCTGACAACCCTTCGCGCGGTGACTTGCCAATCCAATCTCTAACTTCGTTACCATCTACAATACCTCGTACAAATAAGTTAGAACCAACTTCTGCTAGTTCCTTCATATCGTAGGCATACAGTGACATAGGATTAAATTTAAAGTACATTTCAGGACTATAAAGCAACTTCCTAGTTAACTCCTGTTCGATACTTTTCGCTAACGGTAAGATGCGGTTGTTTATCCAACTGTTATACTCTTTTGCATCAAATTCACCTACACCTAAAAAGAATGAAGGTACTCCAATAATTCCCGCAACAGTACGTTTATCTAATTCGACAGTATCATTGATTGCTAAATCATTTAACGACAAAGGCCTTACTTCTTGCACATCTAACATTTCAGCAGGGATAATCCACGGCTGTCCAGCTTCAGTTGTTTCAAGATACTTCTTATACACTGCATTACGTCCTTCTTCACTGGATAACTCGGCAGTATGTGCATCAACCTTAACAATTAGAGGTGGCATGTATTTACCGCCCATAAATGAATTCTTTGTTTTAGTGGCCTGTCGTAAGTTTTTAATTATCTCACGTAATACCACACGATAGCCTGTACCCTTCCATGGATAGTCACTATCTGGGTTAACAACAAAGTGCAACATTTCATCATAGGTAAACTTCTTATTGTCTATCATAATATTATATGCAAAGTCTGTCGGCTCAAACGATACTCTATTTGCCGGGATTGGTACTAAGTCATCGATATATCCATTTTTAAATTTAGGATAAACAATACTGTTACCATCTCCATCTAAAAGCAATGTTTTCACAATGTAATACATCCATGTTTTTCGTGTGGTTAACGAATATGGATTAATGTCAATTTTACGTGACAACTCATTTTTAACACGTACATCGCCATCATCTGTGTTTTCCATTAAATAAATAGTCATAGACGATACTAGGTCAGCGATTTTATCAACCGCAATCCTAACCTCTGGATTATCTGCCAACCTCGTATATCCTGGCATCGATATATCTGTTGTATTTTCTAAAAACCAAGTCAGCGCATCCACACGTTCATTTGTTGTGGTTGGTGTCGGTCCACTTCTTCTATTACCAAACAGAAACCCCAATCTTAATCACCTCCTTTTCTTATGATTGATAAAGTGATTAAAGATGCGCCCGTAATAAGTAAGCCTAATCTATAATCGTATGTGTAAGGAGGTACATTGATTAAAGATACACCAACCAAAAACATCAAATCTGATACATTTCTTTTTAACCAATTCATCGTTAACCTCCTAACCACTTACTAGCCGATGTTGAACGCTCCATATTTTCTAATTTTCGCATACAAGAAAAGACAGTAGCGTCAAATATATCAATTCGGCTACTGTCTTCTATTTTTTCGTATTGGATCATGTCGTCTATTTTTTCAATTCCTCTTACGTTTTGTACACAATATTCAAAGGCATCTGAGTGTAAGTAATAAAACTCGCCATTCTTTACTTTGCGTTCTATGTGTCTGAAACCTTGTGACTTCTTATGGAAATATTGCGGCTCATCAACTATCGAAAAACCTTTCCGCTTCATACCTAAGAAGAACTCTTGTCCAAACTTACGGTCGAATCCTATCTGTTTAATTCTGAATCCTTTTTGTTTCATCTTTACAAACCAATTTATAACATCATCATAGTTAACTGTTGGTGTATTCGTCATAGTTAACCATCCGTCGTCTTTCCACCCAAACAATGGGATGTTATCCTCATCTGCCTTATGGTGCGCCATTACAACGGGAAAGAATGCATGTGTTATCGCAATATCCACATCGCCATAAGTACCATATAACGCTGTTGCTGTTAAGTCGTGCATCTTGGATAGGTCAGCACCGCCATACCATTCAATCGGTAACTTCGCCAAATCTTCTATGGTCCAGTTATACTTACTATCACTTGCTATAAATTCATCGATATTAAAGTAAGCATTCATTGCAGATGTATATTTGTTAAGTGACTTTGCCAAAAAGTCTTTTCTTTGTTGTGGATCGTTCTGCGCCTGCATAGCATCATTCATTATATCCTCTGGCCTAATCGTCACATTATAGTTAGGGTTTGCTTTCTCATGTTCTGCTGCACTTGTATAATCAACTTCGCCCGTTTCATCTTCATCTGCTTTAGCAATAAATACAAAGTATTGTTCATCTTTCACCGTTTTATCAAGTATCTTTTGACAGTAAACTAATCTGTTATAACAAAAGCTATTCTGGTTATCTCCAGCAGTCGTTATACCAATCATTAATTTATTTGTGTATGCCTTCATAGCTTCTTTAATTACGTTATATTGCGTGGCTTTTTTGTAAGCATGTAATTCATCGGCGATGGCTATGTTACAGTTGAGTGAGTCCTGTTTGTCCGGGTTGGCCGCTAATGCTTCGATGTGCAGAGAACCATCGCCTAAATCACCACTTATGGATGACTCTTGGTTATTGGCTAGTATTCTAAAGTTATCAGCTTCGCCCATTTGATTTAAATTAAAGTTTATATAGTCAAATGCCTGTTTTGCTTGTCTTAATGCAGCACCAACAATATAAATAGTCGAACCACTTCGCCTTTCTAACAAAGCTAATGCCCAGGATAACGCTGCAACAAACCTTGTTTTACCATTCTTTCGTGGTAAAAAAATAAACGCTTCTTTAAAGCGTCTCATAATCGTACCTTTATGAAAAAATGATAGTAAGTTATATATAATGAACTTTTGCCATGGTTCAAGAATAAATGGTTCTCCCCTTAATGGTGTACCATCTAATCTTTCGCCTTTGTCATGGACAAATGTACCCTCAATAATTTGAATAACGAATTCAGCATCTTTTGGCTTGAAATCATATTCGGCATTATCTAAGTCACTCAAAAAACGTTGGCACATTTGAATTGTTTCTTTATTCGCTAATTTCTTTTTGCTAACAACATCATTAGCGTATTGCACAACAGAACCATAATTTTTAAACTTTTTATTCAAGTTTACTCAACACACTTGCCAATCTAGATGTAGTTGCACTTTCCGTTGTGACTCTTTCAAGGGATTTAGGATTAAGGCATAACCTGTCACTATATTGTGCAATGTCTACTCGTAATTTCTCTAATGTTGCAAGTGTAGGTGTTTTCCTCATGTTGGTTGCACCTGCTTTGTTTGTATACTCTTCCTCCACAAGATAACCACTATCAGCAAACCTTTCCGATAAGACTTCCCATTGGTGCATCATGTCACAATATATGTTTATATCATTCCTGTATTCCTCACGATACACGCCTAGTTTTTTCATATCTTTTACTACTTGTGTTTTTATTGATGTTCTTTTTCGCGCCATACCTAGCACCCCCTTTTCTAAAACTCTGTCACAATTGGAAAGTGTTCCACCTCCTCGGTCCTATAGGGCCGCTAAAATTTATTTTTAGGAGGGGGGAGTTCCGTTTTTTGTTTCCAACGCAATCCTTTTCGTGTTAATTCGTTTGTCGTTCTATCATGCATACCGTTATGACACCTGGTACATAGCGATACTAGGTTGTCTGTTGTTAACCTGTACTCTGGGTAGTCTTCTAATGGATAGATGTGATGCACTGTATTAGCTTGTGTTGTCTTGCCATACCTCTTGCACTCTTGGCATAAGTAGTTATCACGTCTAAGTATTGTATTTCTTTTTCTTACCCATTGTTTTGTTTTATAAAAGTTAATCATAATATAATCACTCACAATAATTTGATGAGGTCCTTAATATTATACTGCTTACTTTTGATTGCCTCGTTGTATCCTTTGAGCTTCTGCTTATCTATTTCAGATACATAACCACCAAT